ATCGTCGCCAACCGGTTCGGTGTGGTCCAGCCCGTGCGAAGCTTCGTCTGTCACTGTGATGTCGTCTTGGGCCAAGACGACGGCAAACGACGAGCTGCCGATGACAGTCAACGTGTACAGCGCACCGGGGAGTTGCGCTGTGGTCTGCAACGTGACGACGTTCCCTGAAACACGTTTGACGTCGATAGTCGAGATGCCGCCAGCCCATTGGTAGCGAGTGCGATCGTTTGCTGCGGCGTTGTTGGCGATCGGTTCGCTGAAATACACGTCCACTTCGGTGGGCGAAATCGCGAGCACAAGCTGAAGCGTCGGCTCGACGCCAATGCCCTGGTACTCGAACGGGATCCCCGTGCTGGCTTCTTCCGCAGCGCCGCGCAGCGTCGACGCAAGCGCCACCGTGTACGTCGCAAGGTTCGTATGCTCGGTCACGTCGATTTCGACGTACAACGGATTGAGCTGTCCCGCGGGCACGGCGACAACCAGCGGCACAACTTCTGCGCCGCCCGGGGACGTGTTGTGGAAGACGTAGCTACCGGGTCGGCGAAGCGCGTCGTTGATCAGCATCGGCGCCGAAAAATCGATTCGCACTTTGGATTCATTCAGCGCGCGCGCATTGGCGATGAAAAGCGCAAGAATCGGCTGACGCACCAAGTTGTCGCTCACGCTGACGACATCGTTCACGCGGATCATTCCGTCGATCACGATCGACAGTTCGTCCGTCACGACGACGCTGTCGCTGAGCGCGATGCGCGTAACGCTCACAGGCGCGAGTGCATCAGTGACGGCGACGCTGTCGTTTACGCTACGCGTATCGAAGCGGCCGCTCTTGACGTCCACGACGTCAGACGCCGAAAGCGCGTCCGTGACATCCGCGATCACGAGTAGCGCGCCCATCACAGACAGCGCGCTGTCTGTGGTCTCGGAGCTGTCGTCTACGGTGCGATTGAGAAGCGCCATGTCTTTATGGCCTTGCGATCAGGACGTTGATCGTGCCTGCGATCGGCAGCTGTCGCGAGCTAAGCACTACGCCGTCTCCCGGTAGGCCGTCGATAGTGACGGCCGCAATTGAATCGTCGATCTTGAATACTTCGTGGACCAAGCGAGAAATCGGCACGCTTCCGCCGAAGTTCCACTCGTACGTGACGCCGTCTTTCTTCCGCGCTTCAGGCTGCAGCACCTGGGCCAGGCCGTTCTTGACTTGCTCTTCGGTCACGGTCTCCGGCGCTTCTATCTCGACAGTCATGTCGACGACTTTCAAATCGAAGGCGACAGCGTACACGCGCTGGTTTCCGACATAACGCTGCGGCAACGGCGGGCTCGCATATTTGTCGCCGTTGAAGAACACCTCGATCTCGCGCAAGTATTCCGAGGTTGGAATCACCCCGCCCGATCCGCACAGAACAAGCTCCACTGTCTTGACGCCGAAGCCTTCTTCGACAAAGGTCGCGCGACTGAATGGCCGTGTGCCATCGGATGCCACGAACGCCTTCGCCATCACGATCGCGTCATCGCCATTGAGCGCGACGTCTTTGGTGCGCAACGTCGCTGGCCCGGCGAGTTTCGCTCGTTCGAGGCTTTCAGGCGAAGCGCCTTCAGCTTCTGACCACCCACCCGCCTGTCGCGGGTTGTAGATCGTATTGACGAAGGTAAGGCCGGTTTTGTCGACAACGATCGTGTTGGATCCCACGTTGCCACTGACTTCCGCGTTGAAGCGGTAGTCGATCGAGACGTTGCCCTGGCCCAGCGGCGGGATGCGCCCGGTGACGCCGTCGCCCGTGCGCACGGTGGCCCGGTCATTGTCTCCGAGCACGATCGTGTAGTGTCTGTCTTGCGGTCCCGAGCGAAGAAAGTTTCGAACGCGCGTCCATTCTTCGTCGTCCACGGTCACGGTTTCGCTGCCGTCGATGAAGTAGTCGCGCGTCGTCTCGAACTGCTGATTGGGCCCGCCATTGGACGAACCAAGTGGATCGTCCGAGACAGAGCGCCCCTGCACGACGGGAGAGATCACGTACTGATCGCCAGTGTCCATGCGGCAACGAGCCAAAGTCGGCGACGTCGGGCCGGTTACGGTCACGATGCGAAAGCGGATCCAAAAACCCTGAATGCCGTTGATCGTGGTGACGCGCCAGTTCGTCGATTCGGTCTGCGGCAAACCGAACGAAACATCATGCTCGCCCGCCGTCGCAAGACCATGCGTGTCGTCCAAAAAGTTCAACTCAGGCGACATCGCGAACTCGGACCATTCACAGCCGACCGTATAGTCGGTCGCGACGGTCGACGGCGAGCTCTGACCCAACAGACCTGTTACGCCAATATTCTGCGCACCGTTCCACGTCGACACCACTTCTTCGTACGCGCCTGTCTCGTTCAACGTGACGCGCACGCGCGCACCGCGCCTGTCGGATGCGCCCAGAAGCGAGTCGAGATCAAACGACAGCTGCCCGGCGCCGATATTCACAACCACTTCCGGCTGCACGTCAAACACGTCGCCGTCAAAGTACTCCCACGCTCCTGCGATATTGGTGAGCGCCGCGACCACGTTCAGTCTGAGCGCGTCCCACATTGCCGAGTCGTGTCCAAAATAGAGCGCATCGCCACTTGCCGGCGTCGACCACGGAGTGAAGTTCGACCCAGCGTTTGCTTCAGTCGTGTGATCCGTGATTACGCCGCCATCCTCTGAATGGACACTCGTGAAGCGATCGGTGCGCGTCACGGTCACGCCTTCGAGTGACTCGAAGTAGATTACGGGCACATCCGTGTCGCCGCGTGTCGCGCCTTGGGCAAGCGCCGGCACAACCTCGGTCGACGCGCTGAACGCACGCGCCAACTGATAGACGAGTTCGGAACTCGCTGGCGAAGCCGAGGCCAAGTCGTAGCCGATCAGCTGCAACATGTTGCGAACGGTCTCGACGAGCTGCGCAGTGGGCAACGTGTTTTCGTTGGCGACGACGTCGAGTAGCGTATTGTTCAGGTGCCCGACGAGCGCGAAGCTTCGAAGCAACTGGATGAACGGCTCAAAGTCGCTTTCGTCGGTCAGCTCCGGAACGTCGATGCGCTTGCGGACGAGCAACGCCTCCAAGATCTGTGCGTAGTAGAACGCAGAGAACTCGAACGACGGGACTTCGATCACTTTGGATGGCATGCCGGTCGCCTCTATGGGTTGGTCGTAGACGCGTTGAAGCTCTCGCGAAACATCTGCTCTTTGTCGCTTTCGACCGAGAGATACTTCAGCGTCAAAATCATCTCTTGCGTTTCACTGTCTTGTGTCCAGCGAATCGTGTTGCGACGAAGGATGTAGCGTTTCTGCGCCTCGAAGCGCCGAAACACGTCGTTGAGGCGGCGCATGATCGTCGCCTGCAGCACCTGATCGGACTGGCCAAAGATCATGTTCGCGCCGACGCCTACATTCTGCTGAAAGGCGTTTTCGTTTGCGTCGTCGCCCAGCGCCAAGCGAATGATCTTGTCGTCGTTTTCGTCGCCCGACGACAGCCGCGCGCCGCCGCCCTGGCTGACGCCCACGGGCATCGCAAGTCCGGTGGGCATCAGGACAGCCCTCCCGGGGGCGTGGTCGACGGGCCGCCCGTCAGTGAGATGGGCGCTGGGTTCAGGACCGGCACCGCGATAGAAGCCGCCGCGATCACGACTGTCCCGGGCGGGATGCTGACAGTAGCGAGCGCCGTCTTGACGTACGAGTCGATCGCATCGGACAGCTGCGTCGCTGCGTCGGCGGCAGACAATTGGTTGTCGTCACCGATTTTCTCGAACACATGCTGAATCGCTGTCTTCAGGCCTGCCTTGTCGAGTGCCATCGCCTCACCCTACCTTCGTGATCGAGCTCAAGGTGTTTGCGGGCATCGGCACGATCGGCACACCGCTCGGTCCTACTCCCGTCGGATGTGTATGCGTGTCGAAGTACTGCTTGAACAGATTGCCAAGGATCATGGCCTGCTCGCCGCCGTTCACTTCGATCGTGTCGGACGTCAGGACAATCTTGCCGGAGTCCGAATCCATCACGAGCGTCGCGCCAGCTTTGTTCTGCAGCGTCACCGTGCCCTTTGCGTCGAACGTCAAAAGCGCGCTGCCGTCCTTCCACGCCAAGGTCATCTCTTCCGCGCCCTCGGTGTCGTCGAACATGAACACGTGCCCGGCAGGTGTCGCAAAGCCCCGGCGCTTGCCGTAGTTCTTCTCGGTGAACTTGCTGTGAATCAGCGTTGGCTTGTCACCGTCCTCGTCGTCGGTGTAGTAGCGTGCACTGCGCCACTTCAGATCGAGATTGTCGATCGACATCTGGCCGGGCTGCTCGTCCTCGTCGGAGCCTTCCAGGCATTCGACCTCGACAAGCTCGCCGATGTCCGGAACGAAGAAGAAGCCCCAGTCGTGCACGGGCTCGACATCGACCGGGACCTCCACGTCTTCGTCGCCCATGATGCCCACGCACGCCACGCGGATCACGCCGCGCTTGTCGGGGTCCTGGTTGAAAGTAACTTTCGCGGGATAGGTTGCAGTCATCAATGCCATGGAAACGACCTATTCGAGCTCGGGCACGACCTTGCGCATCGTGCATTCGAGTTCGTACCCAGCGTTGTTCGAAAGCTTGTGGTTCACATTCGAAAAAAAGTACTCGCCATCCAGCCCCATGCCGATGCCTGAAATATTGTGGATCTGCCGCGCCATCACCGTTTCGATCCCGATGGTCGTGCCCGTCGAAAGAATGAAGTTTTCGCGATGACGCCTAAACCACTGGCGCGTCCACTGGATCAGTTCGGCTTCGCTGTGAAAGCGCCGATTCGCGATCGCCGTGAAGCTGTATTCGTCGATGAAGATTTTGACGCTCGACGCCGTCTTGTACTCTCCATCCAACACGTTGCCGTCAATGTCGTCCGGCACGACCGCGAGCGGATCGGGGGTGTCTTCGTTCTCTTCATGGAAGATGGCATCGAAAATTTTGCCAGTCTTTGGATCCTTGACACGCGCCTGCATCTTCGTGATCGCGTTGTGGATCGCCAGTTCGGGTTCGAACTCCAAGAGCGTTCCGAGATTGCCGTGATCGTATTTGAACGTGTAGACCTTCTCTTGCAGCTCTTTGCGCTCGACCTTGGCGGGATCTCTGAAGTGCAAAGTCCACTTGCCGGTCTCGTCGCCATCGACCCAGAAGAAAAAGCCCGTGATGTTCGATAGCCCTTTGACGAAGTCGTAGTCCGTCAGGCCGACTTTCTGGACAAACGTATGCTTCGCATCGTGCGTGTCGTCGACCTTCAACTCGAAGTTGTAGGCGAGGCCGCGCTGTCGAACCGCGTCCGCAAACGTCGCATTCTTGAACATGCGATCGAGCCGCGCCGCTTTCTTCTTGTGGCCGCCGCGACGAGGCCGGCGCCGCGACGTCTCGGGCTTCGCGTAGATCGGAGAGTTGGGCGTCTTCGGCCCTTGCGGCGCATTGTCCATCATGGCCGAGTCCTTGGTGTAGCCAATCACCTCGACCGTGGGGATGTCGTCGCGCGGAAAGTTCGGGCGCACCTTGCGAATGACCACGCGCCCTACGTGCTTGAGCGAAGTGCCGTAGCCCAGCGCCAGCGTCATTTCGTTGCCCGGCTGAAAGACGCGCACGTCGCGTAGCGACAGGTGGCTACCCACGCCGCCGCCGCCCGTGCTGCGACCGCCCAGTGGGCCGCGCGGCATCAGTCCCTTGGGCGGCACGTAGCGTGGATCGCGAAAGACAACCTTCATCATGTCGGCTAGGCCGTCCGACGATTCGTATTCGACCTTTTCGACAAGCTGACGGATCCCCATCGGCACTTCGACGCCGCCAACGCGAATGCTGAAGTTCGGTGCATTGAACGAGACGTCGTCTGGAAACGGACGGCTCAGTGTGGATATGTCGACCATAGCGAAACGCCTCCCGTTACAAGCCGCCCACTGCGCTGATGACGCTTCGACTCGAAGATCGCGTTGGCGAAAGCACGTGCGAGACGTAGTTGCCTGACCGCTTCTGAAAGAACTGCAGACGTAGCCGACGCTGTGGCGTGTCTTCCCTGCCAAACGCGCTTTTCAAGGGAATCGAAGTTTGCATCACTCGCTTGCTGCGCACGCCCTCGATGGACGGCAGCTTGACGACGTCGCCGGGCTCCAAGCTTTGCAGGATCGGATGCATCTTCCGGATCACATCGCCGATCATCGGATTGCCATACTCTTCGAACGCGAGCAGCTCGAAGTAGTCCCGGTCGCGCGCGCGTGCATAGCGTGTGTCTGTCTGTTCGGCGTCGTCCAAGCTGAACGGCGTGAACTCCATCAACGACAACGTGAAGGTGATGTCGCGCGCGCCACCAAAGAAGTTGGGTCGCGCGTAGCCGATCTTTGCGCCAGTGACGACGCAGTTCATCATCAGATGGCCGTCGCCGATCCAGAACTGCAAGATGGGCGGGCGCCGTAGGGACGGATCGATCTTCGTCCAAGAAACCAGCATTTCGAGCTTGGCCTCCGGCGAAGCGTCGAGCGCGTGGTTGCTGTAGAACCGCGCGTCGAAAGACACTTTCTCTGCCGCACCGTTCAGAAACTGCAGGATCGGGTTCTGCCGATTGAGCGAAGTGAACTGACCCCAGTTCACTTCGATGTCGCGCCCGACGTTTTCCGCTTCGAACTGGCCTTGCATCACTTGGCCAGAGTCGAGATTGAGCAGGTTCCAAACCTTGTAGTTCGGAATGAATTTCGTCGCGGCCGCGGCCGCGGCGGTGCTTGTCGTGAGCAGTGGACTTGCCATCAGGTACCTCGGGCGGGCACGGCGCCGTGTTCGGCAGCCGCCCGCTTTGCCCATGGAGTGGATTTGAAGCCAGCGCGCTCGCTGAGTTCCTGCTTGTGCTTGCCCGTCGCGCGCGCGATGGTCTTGCCGTCGACGCACACCTTGCTGTCAACGTTCAGTTCGTCTGGCATCGCGCCCGCTACTGCATCGCCCACGGCGTTGCCGATAGCGGCGGCATCGAGCGCCTTCTGATCAACCACCATGGTGTCTCGTTCATTGCTGTCGAGCACGATGTCTTCAGCCGCTGAACCGCCTGAGCCGCCCATGCCTCGCTCGCTGCGCCCGACGTCGATCTTGAACTCGTCCTGGCCGAAGTCCTGCATCTTCTTGCCCCAGTCGAAGCCGGCGAGCTCGGCGATGTAGCCCAAGCCGAACGACAGCTGTTTGATAAAGTTCACGATCGATTCCATCACGCTGAGTACAACGTTGCGAATCTTGAAAAAGATTCCCTCCACGATGCCGAACATCAGCGTGAATGCTCCGCCGATGATCGTCGCTGCGGCACCGGCGATGTTGCCGATGAAAGTGAACACGACCTTGAAGAAAGGGCCAAGCGCCTTGAGCGACTGAAAGATGCCGCCAAACGTATCCGTGAGATCGTTGGTGATGTCGCCCCAGATCTCTTTGAACTTGGTCCAGATGACTTCGAAGGCCGGATTGAACCACTCGAAACCGGAGAGGATCGGCTTGATGCCGTTCTCCATGAGCCAGTTGAATCCACCCACGATGTTGTCGACGATACGCGTGAAAGTGTCTTTCACCGTCTCGCCGTCCTTCTGAAGCATCAGAAAGCCGCCTACGACGAGCGCGATTGCGGCCAACACCGGCCAGGTGAAGACTGCTCCGATGACCGAGCCAAGTCCCGCGAACACCGGCCAAATCACGTTGGTGATGACATAGGCGATTGTTCCGAGCGCAACCAACACCGGCGCCACGGCGGCGGCCACGAAGAAGATGACCGTCGCGATCTTGGTGAAGGACTGAATCATTTCTTCAGATCCGCCACCTGTGAACTGGGCAATCAGATCCATCAGGCGTTGCCTGAGAAGGACGTAACCATGGATCACAATATCGATGCCTTGCCGAATCCCAAGCGCGATGGCGACCATGGTTGAGCCGTATTTTGTGGCCGTCTCTTGTGTAAGGCCCTGTTCTGAGTTGATTTCCTTCAAGAGCACCACCAGGCCGACGGCGTAGTCCTTGTACTGCTTGACCGAGTTCTTGAACGGCTCCAAGAACTGACCCATCGTCTCGATCGAAAACGCTGATACCGCCTTTGTGAGCAAGTCGAGCTGGCCATAGAAGTTGTCCAACCGCGTCTCGGCCATCTTCTTCGCTTCACCGTTCGCGTTTTCCAACTGACCCACCAATGAGTCGAGCTTGCCGGAGTCGAGGGCTGTTTCCATCGCCGTGAAGATCTTCTGGCCGCGGACGCCAAAAATCTCGGTGACGGTTCGGGCGCGCTCCATCACGTTCGGGATCTGCTTCACTTTCGTGTGGATCTGCCTGAAGACATCGACCATGTCCAATCCGCCCTTCGCGGTCTTGGTCATCTTGATGCCCATGTCTTCAAGCAATGCCGCGCCATCCGCCGAAGGCTTCGTCAACTTGATGAGCGCTTGCGTAAACGACGTGCCGCCAATTGCGCCGCGCAAACCGGCATCTGCTGCAACGCCTAACGAAGCAGCAAGCACCGGAAGTTCAATGCCGAGCGTCTTGGCTTCGCCAGCGGCATACTTCATCGACTCGCCCATGCCCACGATGCTCGTGTTCGTTTTGGCGCTCGTGACCGCCAACACGTCAGCGAAGTAACCCGCGTCGGTGGCCGGCTTCCCGAGCGCACGCAGTGAGTTCGACACGATATCCGTTGTCGTGGCGAGATCGATATTCTCCGCGGCAGCCGCATTCAGCACCGGCGTGAGCGCGGCAATGGTCTCCGTCTGATCGAAGCCAGCGCGCGCCAAGAACTCCATCGCCTGGCCCGTTTCGAATGCACTGAACTTGGTGCCTAGGCTCTGCTTTTTGGCCTCATCGGTCAGTTGCCCCAATTCTGCTTTTGTGGCTTGCGACACAGCGCCAACTGCTGACATTTGCTGTTCGAACTTCGCAGCTGTGTCGATGCCCGCGCCAAACGCTAGCGTAGCTGGCATCATGGCGACGCCAGCGCCGCGGGCAGCGCCACCCAGTTGAGCGAAGCCCGCGCCTACTCCTTTTGCGGCGTCGACGATGCCAGAAAATTGTCCCTTGAACTTGTCGGCTGCCGAGCCGGCCGACTTCATGCCGGACACGGCTTGGCGTTCGTCAAACATCAGCACGCCGCCTAGACCAACATTTTCAAGGGACATGTTTTCCTATCTCCGTCGTCGTGCGCGATGGGACTTCTGCGCCTTTTTTGCCTCGGACAGCTCGGCCTGCTTCTGTCTCGAAAGACGCTTGAGGTTCCAAGCGCGTTCCACAGTCTCCATCTCTTCGATGTCGCCGTACTTGACGCCGCCCTCTGAGTAGTAATAGAGGACGAACGCTTCTTCCCGAATCTCGTCGGCCGATGCTATCGGGAAGAAGCGCCGAAAAAATTTCGGTACTTCCAATCGATCGGAAGATTGAATGCATGCCCGCCGCGCTTGAACTTGGTGCACACTTCCGGCTGGCATGAGCCTTCGAGGCCCATCTTCGGACCGAGAAAGTTCTGGTTGATGCCCTCTTGCATCCCTTCGAAGTCAGGCTTCGACAGCTCATCGATCTCGACGAGTGAAAGCGCGACCGGCACGGTCTCGTCGTTCAAGCCGACGATCGCGCCTTGAAGTGCAAGCGCCTTGATCTCTGTCTCGTTCTGATTGTTCTTCGCGTGCTCCATCAGGCCCCACTTCGGATAGGCCATTTGAAGATGAGTCACGGGCTTGTGCCGGAGCTCGATGGGATCTTCGAGATTGTAACGCCAGATGATCGCGTCGATGTCTTCGACCGCGACGACGTCGATCGAGTTGAGATCGCCCGTATACGGGAAGCTGACCCCGCAGCCGATGCGCGGGCAGTCTACGTTCAGACTCAAGCGCGAGCCCATCGTGTGCATGCGCAAGAGGATGTAGATGTAGAACACGTCGGCCATGTACATCGTCGACAAGACGACCGTCTTGCGCGTGTCATCGAGCTCGTCCATGTTGTGCGGGCCGATGCGTGAGCACATGTTCGCGACCACCAGCGGCACGTGCTCAGTCATCGTGGCGTCTGGCGCGATCTTCCGCCCGAGCTCGCGATCGTCTTTGGTCTTCCACTTCTTGATCGCGATGTCTTTATGCAGGCGACCGTCGGAGTCTAGGATGCCGATCGGCATCCGCTGCCCCCACTCGCGCATCGTGGTGGAGATGCGCCGCGGAGTTTCGGACTTGTCGCTTCGCTCGATCAGTTGTCCGTCGGCTTCGACGGGCAGCTGAGCCAGAAATTTCGACACCCGACGTGGTTCTTTTCGCTCTTCTGTTGTTGCAGGCTCTGTCATCACACGGTCCCTTCAATCGGCCCAAAATACGAGCCTTGATAGGTCAACCAACACATGGGCGAGGCCGTCACGGCACGAACGTGAAGAAGCTTCTTGAGGCTTCGGCCCCGGCGCCTCGCCTACAGCGGCAAGACGTCGTCTGCGGAAAGAGTCCACTCGACCAGCGCGATCTCGCCTTCGTTCTTGGCTTCGAGGTCCGGGAGAGCGCGCTTCTTGGGGAAGACGCCCGCGAGTGAAAACGTGCGCGCCGTCTGCCCCGAAAGGCTTTCGTGCGTGAGCGTGACGGGTTTTTTGTACGCAGGATCGATCGGGTCTTGGGAATCGCGGTACCACTTTTCGAGCGCCGCTTGCTCGACAGTGTGGTGCAGCGGAACCTTGATCGTGAACTCTGTCGCCTTCCGAAAGCCACCGCTTGCAACGGTGCGATCGGGCAACTCGGTCGTTTCGAGCTCGTCTTCGATTCCCGACACTTCGAGCGCCGTGATGGACAGAAGTCCCACGACCTGAAGCGTGTATTTGTTGACCGGGATGTGGTCGGGTAAAATCTCGCCCTTCACTTTTGCCCTCCGTTTCGTTGGGGTTCGTTGTTGATCGGCATTGCGAGCCGACTACGCCTCGACCGTCACCGGCTTGAGTCTGACCGTGGCCGATAGGCCTGTGGCTGCCGTCCCGACCGCCGTGACCGACAGCTCGACCTTGTCGCCGGCTTCGACCTTCAGCCCGATGGCGAGGCCCTTGGCGGTGCCGTCGGCCTCTGCGTTGTCGATCGACAACGTGGCTTTCGACACGTTGTTGACGAGCACCGCGACCGTCGTGGTTCCGGCCGTGCCGGCGACGTCTGCTTTCATGTAGACGTTCGCCAGCAAGCTCGGCGAATCGCACAGCACGCAGCCCTTGATGCCGGTGGACGGCGTCGCTTGGCTATAACCGATCGTCTCGCCCGACGACGCAGCAAGCGCCTGCAAGACGTCCAACAATCTGTCTGCGCCGTTGGAGTCGTCCAGCCCCGCGCCCGCTTCGCCCAGTGTCCGCTTCAAAGTAGCTCTCGACATGATCCTTGTTTCCTTCCCGTTGGCGCCCGAGCGCCGTTTTGTTCCTTGGATGCCCGTGCTGCCGCGATCGTTACGCCACCGACTCGAAGATGCCCTGCTTGCCGATCTTGATGATGAAGCGCTCGACCGTGTCAGCGAGCTTCAAACTGACTTCTGCGTATTTGTCGGCTTGAGCGCGCGTGAGGTCGGTGTTGATCTCTTCGTCGACCTTGATGATCGCTGCGTCCGCAAACGTCTTGCCGCGCAACGCACGCTTGACGAACTCGGGCGTAAAGAACGTGATCAGTGCCGTCTTGGCGGGCGCGTCGCTCTGCGAGTCGTTGATCGCAAAGATGATGAAGTCGAACGACGTTTCGAGAACTTGCTCGTAATACGACATCTGCTCGCGCTGATGCTTGAAGCGCCACGTCGGATCGCGATGCAGCGTGCGATCTCCCCAGATCACGAAGTTGCCCTGCTTCTTCTTGATGACGGAGATGCCAGCCGGATTGAGCAGCTCTTCGTTGAGCCGCTGGTCGAGTGTCGGCAGCTTGAGCACGCGCGCCAGAATTGCGTCGATGCCTGCTTCTGCCTTGTGGTAGCCGTCGAAGTCCGCAGCGATGCGTGCTTCGCGACCGTGAATCATGCCCGTGAGCGGAATCAACTTGAGCCGGCCCTCGCGCGCGAACGACGGATCCGGATCCGGCACATAGCCGTAGGACGGCCACGACATCACGGCGTAGTCTGAGCGGCCCAGTGTGTCGTTGACGAGCCCGATAGCGCCTTGCTCGGTCGTGACGTTCGCCGGGCATTCATAACGGTACTGATGGTTCTTGGCCTCTCCGTATGCCATGCCGGCTTTTTGCACCGCAGTGGACGTAATGCCCGGAGTGGCGAACTTCACAAGTCCAAGGCCTTGGTCCGCGAGTCCGTTGAACGGGCTCAAGTCGACGTCCCATGCCTGCTGCTCGTAGCTCGCGTCGATGACATCCGCGTTGCCGTCGGCGCCACCGGTCATTTCGAGCGCCGCGACCACCATGAACTCATCGCTGACGGCGCCGCTCAGAGTGAGATCCGAGCCCGCGGCGACAGTGATTGTGTTGTAGTTGTTTGCGATGATGCGGTAGGCCTCGCGCTTCGCGTGGACCTTGTCGGGATACAGAAAACCACCGACCAAAGAATCTTTCAGGAACGGCTTGTAGTGAATCGTCAGCACGTCGCCAGCGGCCAGCGGTGAAGAACCGGCCGTGACTGTGAACGCGGGGATCCACTTGTTTTCGGTCACGTAGGAGCTGCCGAGCGTGACTAGCGCGCTAAACGCCCCGAAACGCTCCGACTCGAAATTGCCGTGCGTCGCGTTAGTCAGCGTGCCTTCACTGCCCGCCAGCGTGAGCGTCGGGTTGCCGCCGCCTGGACTTGAGGCCTGAAAGTCCTTGATGGTGGCTGTCAGCACGCCGGCCGTAACCGAAGCGATCAGGCCGTAGTGATTCGCTGGTCGAACTGCAGCGGTGTGCGCGCCCGTCCAGAGGTCTTCGGCACGAACGTAGTAGTTCGAGTCGTCGTTATTGATCACGTTGACCCAGTAGCGAGCGTTCAACGGATCGGTGTGGAGGTTCGGCCATTTCCGTGCGAGCGAGCCATCGACATAGGCTTCGATCGCGAACTCGGAATCGGGCGAGTCTTCGCCATCGGTGATACGAAACGAAACCGCCTTGCCCGCGTTTTCGAGCGTGATGAAGAAACGCGTCGTCGAACCCGATGCAGCGACATACTGATCGTACATCGTCTGATCGCTCGCGACTGTGACGAGCCCCGTGTCTGAGTTCCCGATGATCGGAAAGCGAGCATTCGACACATCGCGAAGCTCGACGTAGCCCCCCTTGAGGCGATCCGTGGCGAAGTCCGTGTCCATCCCGCCCGGGAGCTGCAACGTCGTGTTCGAGAGATCGTCGCCTTCAGCGGTCGAATCCATCTCGCCGGAGATGTGGAGTGACTTTCCTCCCCAGCGGCCACCGTTCGCGGCTTTGAGAACGCCCATCGGCGTGAGCACGCCCGCTTTGCGCGCGAAGAGCGTTGCGCTTGCCTGAATCTCGTTGCCGTCGGTGACGCGCACGAGCGCCAGCCCGCCCGCGCCGTTGGCGCTACTGAAGAAGTCCAGTGCGCAGTCGGGCAAAAAACTGTCGGGAATCACGCCGCCCGTGCGCTTGAACAGCTCGGTCTTCGAGCCGATCAACATCAGCTTTCCGATGTCACCGCGTTCGAGAATGCCAGCGTAGCCCGCCCATCCGAGCGCGCCGGGCGCGATAGTCTTATCGCCCTCTTGTTCCTCGATCACCGTGCCAGCGCCACGGGTCGGGCCATATCGCTTTACCATTTCGTGAATCCTCCTTTAGGGGACTTCAATTGTCGGGCCGCCTGTGCCTGTCACTTTGAAGCGCTTTACCCCGGTGATCGGCCTGGCATCTTCGGGATAGAATACTGCGTTGCAGATTCGCGCCTGCACTCTGGCGCTGAAAGTCTCTTTCTGCATCGGCGTCGAGCGATCAACGAACATGCTGTCTGGCCAGATAGGATAGAACTCGTCTTGGCCGCGCACGCGAAGCAAATCTGTGTTCGCGAAGTAACGCGAGAGCTCTTCGCCAAAGACGTGCAAGTCGCGCGAACTGGGCGCAATGAGCAGTAACGGCACCTGGATGTCGCCCTGCAGGCCGTCTGTGAACATGAAGCCGTCCCCCGTCGCCTTGTTCATGACGTAGGGTCTTTCGCGGATTTGCCGCGTATTCATGACCTCGGTCTCGTCGACGATCACGACAGGGATTTTCGCGATCTCTGTATAATCTTGCGACTGCATCAGGACCACGTGCGGACGCCACGCGAAGCGAACTTCGAGCCGGTGCCCGGTCGGCTGGGCGGGGATCAAAAGTAGCTTTGTCGTCGCGTCGTAGGTCCAGCCAGTGACCGGCGCCATGTGCACGGGGTCGCTGGTATTATTGTAGAGCGCATCGACGCCGACGACGTCATACGGCGCCTGCAGCATCTTATTCAGGTCGATGGATGTTTGCCCTGTCGAGTCGATCGCTAGAATCGAAATCGGCCGCAGCTGTTCTTTCAGATCAGCGACAAACGATCGAATCACATAGTCTTCGAGCGCGACGAGATCCGTTTCGAACAGCAACCTGATCTCGGTCACATAGGGCGTAACTTTGGGGTTGGTCGTGCTGAGATTGACGACGACGCCCAGCGACTGCACCGGCCAACTCGCGATGTTGTCGGCGACCTCTTGCTCGGTATTCCAATTGTTTGGCGAGGCAGGGATCCAAGCTTGCGCACCCTGATTCCAGTAGCGTTCAGTCGTTCCGTCATTCAAGCGAAAGCGCACGTCGGTGACTTGCGCGCCGCGAAAGTCGCGATGCGTCTTCGAGAGCACCATGAAGCTCGCCCACTTGCGACATGCGCCCGGCGTTGTCACGCGCGTCTTCGCATAGAGGTCGAGCTCCGTCGGAAATAGACCACTCGCCACCGGAGCGAGTTCGAGGCGATTGCGCGTCGGGTCCAAGCGCACGCCAGCAAACGTCAGGTTTCGTCGCTGCGTTTCGTCGAACGAAAAACACTTCGGCCACTTTCGATATCGCGGCATAGCTTCACTCGTCCTTCAGGCCTTTGCCTGCGTTCTTGCGCGCGCGAAACGATGCTTCGAGCGCCGCTTTCCAGTTCTTACGGCACAGCGCGATGATTCCCGCGGTTCGAAACCCCGCCTTGATGAACCTTCGCGGAGGAATGACGATCTTCTTGGTGTCTGTCGCAAGCGGCTTCCAGTCACGCGGCATGCGCGCCCAAAGCTCCGCCGCACGACCCGTCAGTCTATTCGGATCGATCTCACCAATGCTGGCGCGCCACAGCATGAAGAACATACCGCGCATCGCGGGCGTCACAGAGATCACAACGCCTTCATGCAGCATCTCAACCAGGCGATGCGCCGGAGACGAGCGAAGCACGCCCACGAACACGGTGAAGTCGTCGACGACGTGCGACGTAACGGCTTGGAAGAGCCCGCCGTGGTCGACCAATGGCTTACTCGATCCTTTGATGGCGATCGTCAGCGGCGCATTGGCCTTGAGCTTTCCGGACTGGATGACTTTGCGAACGGCCGCTTCGATGATCTTGCCGTTCAGCGCAGTCGCCTTTCGAATGTTCTTGCGCGCGACCTCGTCAAAACCATGGGCGTCCAGCGCAGCGCGCCAGCGCTTCAAGCCCTTGATCTTGAATTGGGTCTTCGGCACCTCAGACCCCGGGCTTCTGCCGCTCCGGCTGACGGTCGCTGAAAAATACCTTCAGCATGGCCGGCCCCAACTGACTTGGGTAGTGGCCTTCGTAGCGCAGCTTCGTCACATAGACGTCGAGATCCACACGCGCGACGCCAGAGCCGTAACCGGCAATGCGATCGCCGCGCTTCACTTGCTTACTCTGTGCTCGCAGATCGCGCGTGAGCAGTAGAACGTAGCCAGTCGAATACTCGGCCGCGCCGTTGTCTTGCATGCGCAGCTCACGATCGGAGAGCCAGCGCCACTGTCCGGGCACCGTGAAGGCTGTCTCGTACCTCACGGTCTGCACGGGCTCGGCGTAACCATCGTCTTGGATGGTGGCCGAGGTGTTCACCGATTGAATGTCGGTCGGGAGGGGGTGCAATAGTCGAGGTTGAACCATAGCCTTAGATCCAAGTCGGATTGGCAGGCGTCGCCATGCCAGTCGGGGCCTTGTAGAGCCGGATGATCATCTCGACCTCCGGATCGTTGACGAGGCCGTTCAGGCCCGGCTTGCGCGGTACGATCTCGCCGCCGCTCAGCTGGTATTTGATCTGATGCCCGTCGGTCCATTCCTCCTTGACCATTCCGGTTGTGATCGCCGGAGGTGCGAGCCCCATCGGCGGATCGCCCACCAGAGGCAGCGATAGGTTCCGAATGACCAACTTGAGCAGCGCGCGCTTGATCATCGCAGGCGTTGAGCCATCAGACTCGACGTAGCCGAACACGCCTTTGACAAACTGATTTTGCCGACCCTTGTGAAAGCGACTTCGTTGCGTACGGTCGGACGCCGTGTAGATGTCGCGGTCGTACCCGAATGTGTCGACGAGCTTGATGCGAGGGTTTTTGCGATCGTCAGGCAAAAGACATCCCGCGTACACGCGATAGCGACCAGGATCGAGCGCCACCGTGTCGTTGTTCATCTTCAGTGTCTCGACCGAGATGATCGGAATCGGCAAATGCAGCGTGTCGCTGTCGGTGCCGTCGAGATAGAACTGGGTAGGAATAGGCCGAAACCACTGGCGCGTAGCGCGCTCTAGCACTTGCTGCCAAAGCAAAATCGAAGCGAAGATCGTGGCGTCATCCGGTGGGTCGACGTTCACGCCTGCCGCGCGCACGTCAGCGACGCTGATGTACGTTGCTCCGGCCCCGAGCGACGCCGACGACAGCACCTCGAACTCTTCGCTGAAAAACTGCTCAGGGCTCGCCGGCAAGTAGCGCGTGTACCACCGGATCTCCCACGTGCCGATCAGTGCGTTGGCCGGCACCGTGAACTTTGCGACGTAGTGGCCTGTCGCGAGCTGATCGCCCGTGGGGTACGCGTTGAGGTTCACGACCTGTCGACCCGATGACGGATACACCAAGGTCGGAACGCTTGGCGTCGACACCTTTTCGAAGATCTGAAATGACAACTCCGACACGTTGATCGGCCCAGAGCTATCCGCCATGAACACATCGAGCTTCGGGTTCGATGCGTCGCTCACTTCGTTTCTCGTCAATGCTGGCATGTTATGTCGCCTCCACCGAATCGCCGAACTCGATTGTCAGACTCGCGCCTGGATTCAACTGATCTGTCACCGTGATGTAGTCGCCAAGGTTCAAGACGAAGCCCACCGGGCCCGTCGAAAGATCCGGGCCGTGTGAAATCGTCAGTGGCCCCGCGGCCGCGACCGTGTACATCGCGATCGGTCCGATGTTCACGCCTCCGCTGATGCCATGTGGAGCGAACACGAGTTCGCCCGTAAATACACTGTCTTCCGATATGGATGCGTCACTGATGCTTCGCGACGTCGACACGGCGCGCGTCATGGCATCAGCAACCATGACTGCGTCGGCGCTCAGTGAGAAGATGTCGGTTTCGAGATGATCAGCGATCGCAACCGCGTCGCCGGCAGATCCGCCTAGCACGCGCTGAGCGACCAACGCGTCGACGGCTGCAGCGACGTCGTAGAGTAACTTCGCAGTCGCACTCGCTTTCTTGAGCGAGTCGATCGCGACTACAGCATCGAAGAGCTCGACGACGATCCCGTCTTGCCGGATCTCGATTGCGTCGTCCGTAGTCACGGCGTCGACAACGGCTCGCGCATAGGCAATAGCGCGTGCGACACGGTCAGATGTCACAACGGCGTCGCTAGTTGCGACTTCGGCACCGCGACTCGTGACGGCCGACACTTGATCGGCAAGGACTACGCCGTCACTCACCGTTCGAACAAAGATGCAATCGAAAACGACCGAATCGACAACGATAGCGACGTCGTCGAGGGCGACCCGCTTGAAGCCGTTCAGGGCGAACGCAATGGAATCGGCGACGGCAACCGTGTCCGAGCCCGCTCGCGCCGCGCTGTGCGCCCGCTCTAAGGCGTCCACCACGGCGGTGGCATCAGACGTCGTCCGCCACAAACTCCGGGCACTGGCGAGCGTGTCGGCCGCCACGATGGCGTCCGACGTTGTCAGGCTCTTGGCCCTGCTCTGACTGAGCGCCTCGCTCACCGTGACGGTGTCGACAAGGAGTCGGACCGTGCTCGTCGCCCTGGTCAAGGCGTCTGTGACGTCTACGGCGTCGGCAACGGCCAAGAGAAACGCGCCGGCAATGGATACTTGAGCGCCATCCGAGACCGTGACAGCGTCGCTGGCGGCCGCGCGGGACAAGCTGATGGCCCGCGCGACGACGTCGACAACTGAAGCCGCGTCGGAAATCGACGTCGATCGCGTCGTCGTAAGCCTGTCGGCGCTTGTGACCGCGTCTGTGGTCGAGCGCGCATAGCGCAGCGATATCGAAAGAAGATCTGCGATGCCGATGGCATCTGTATGGGCCAGCGACACGACCACTGACACTTGGTCAACGACGCTTGGCGCATCGGAAATGACGCGTCCGAAAGTTACTTTCGCCGCGAGCGCATCGGACAGAGTTACGCTATTTGCGATGACGACGGCGCGCTCGACAAGCACTCCATCGAGCGCCAGCAGCGTGTCATTCGGTTGGCGCCCATACAGTGCCGTGCGGGCCGTCAGATCGACGAGCGCCACGGTGTCGGCCGCTTGACGACTCAGCACGCGACCGACCGCCAGCGAGTCGGTCACCACGGCCGTATCGGAAGCCTGACGACTTCGCGTCAACGTGCGGGCTGCAGAATCTGTGACGACGGCAGTGTCCGAGAGAACTCGGCCAAATGTCGTTGTACGCGCCAGCGAGTCTGTCACGACGGTCGTGTCGGAAGCCAGACGACGGCCGTACGTCGTGGTGCGCGCCATGGAGTCGGACGCGGCCGTTGCGTCTGAAATCTGCCGACTCCGCGTCGGGGCGCTCGCGACGGACTCAGTAGCGACCACAGCGTCACTGACCACGCGACCGTGTGTCGCCGTGCGCGCCAGCGAGTCGGTCACCACGGCCGTATCGGAAGCCTGACGACTTCGCGTCAACGTGCGGGCTGCAGAATCTGTGACGACGGCAGTGTCCGTCGAAGCGCGCTGAAAGGTCGCTGTACGCGCGAGCGAATCCGTCACCACAGCCGTGTCGGAAACGGTCTTGATCTTCGTGGCTGTGCGCGCGACCGAATCAGTGACCGCGACTGTGTCTGACGCCTGACGACTTCGAGTGAGAGTGCGAGCCGCCGAGTCTGTTACCACAGCCGTGTCGGAAGCGGTCTTGATCTTCGTGGCTGTGCGCGCGACCGAGTCAGCGACAACCGCAGTATCGCTGATCACGCGACCATACGTTGTGGTGCGCGCCAGCGAGTCTGTCACCGCGGCCGTATCGGAAGCCTGACGACTTCGCGTCAACGTGCGCGAAGCGGAATCGGAGATCGTGACCGAATCATTCGCGACGGTGCGAAGAAACAAAAGTCCAATGGAATCGGTGACCGCAACTGTGTCACTCGCGGAAACAGTATAGACCTGACCGATGAATCCGAGCGTGAACAAGCCAATGATGTGTTGGCCCGCACTTGACGCCGACGTATTCGTGGCCCACACGACCGTATCGCGATCGGTCCAAGCGCCGATTCTATTCGGAGAATCCAAATTGCCGTTGAAAGCGCCTTGAAACGCCGAAGCCGTCTCTCGTCGCCGCTTACGCGTTAGTCCGGTCGCGCCATATGCAAAAGAACCCTGATTGCCGACTGAGTATTTGTAATTTGCGTGCCCTTCAGAAAAGCTCGCGGCGCTCGATCCGGCCGCCGTCGTAGACCGACACATGACCGAGTGCGAAAGCTTCTTTGTCGTCAACGACTGGCCCATGCCGATCGTCGGAAAGACCTGACTTACGCCCGGAGTGCCAGTTGACTCGCACCTCTGAAGCTCGACCTGCGCCGGAAAATAGGTTGCGTTGCCCCAGTTGAGAGCGAGATACCAAAAATAGTCGGTATTGCTACCGGTCCATGACCAACCGCTTGATGTCGCCTGAGCAAACTGCAGATCGTATTGAGCCGCACCCGCCTGACTTTGTGTGTAGAAACTCTGATCGCGAACGATCGCGCTGTTGCTGGCTTCGAGCGAGGCGGCCCACGCTGCACCCGTGTTAGGGTCGAGCCAGCCAACGCTCATTTGGGCCGCGGCGCCGCCACCGCGCGTCAAACTCGTGTCGCCGGTCGCATTGATGCCGACGATATGGGCCATGTCTGGCCGCCACGGCAAGGCACTCAACGGACTAGCAGATCCGTCTTTCGCGCCGCATACGGCTGCGAGATCCGAACCGCCAAATGCAATGTAGTGAAAGTCCCATCCGCTCGTATCGACAACCGACCAATTTAGTCTAAATCCGTCAGTTATTCGGCTGTAAACAGCAAGCAACGACGGAGACACAGCCGTGGAGAAAAACGCACCGACAATCTTTCCAATCTGAGAAAACCCGCCCGTGCCGCCTGAAACGCCACTCGTGGCCCACATAGCGCCACAGCGCTGAGAGGCTGTGCTCACGCCATCATCAGCGCCTATTCCGTGCATGTACTCAACGTCGGTCGGCACCACGCCGCTGACATTCGTCCGCATGCCGTAAATGATCAGTGCCTTGCAGTCGAACCCAAGCCCTGTGATATCTTGATTTCCGGTCGACGTCGGACTCGTCAACGAGCCCGTTGCGACCCGGATGTCTTTTGGCGTCGCGGTTTGCGGCGGCTGAAGCACGAACATGTGCTGCGTGAGAGACGCATTACCCGAGCCCGACATCAGCTGGCTCGCGGTGCCGGTGCTTGTGCCAGACGTCGCAAAATCTTGCGTCTGGGCATACAGACACATCGTGTTGCTGAGGTCTAACCGCTCAGTCCAACCTGTAGCCGGCGAGATGCCTGAGCGGTTCGCTCCGACCGCGCCGATAGCGAGCGCAAGGCAATCGGCGACCGGCGTAGTTTCGGCGAGCCACGTCCAAGTGTCGCTACTGGTGATTTGGACTGAACGGCGACAGATAGGCCGCGTCTGGTCAGCGCCACGAATGCAAAAAACGACGGCTGAATAGTCGGCGGCAGACAACGAGCTGAACGCAGGAGAATTGCTATCGCCAGCTTCACGAATTTTCCAAAAGACCGAAGCACTAAGGTCGTTCCATGAAGCACCAAGTCGATGCCAACCGGCCGGCGCGTTGACATGAGAGTCTCCGGTCGACCCTACGTTTGCTTTTGAGATGAACGCAATCAGCAGATCGCCATTGGCGGGTGCGCCACCGGCGTTGATCGTGGAAATCGTGACGGTGTGCGATGTCGCCGCCGTGCCACTCGCGTGTGCTTCGCCAACGTAAGTCGGAATGGCCATGGACCTACTCGCCTCCGCTCCGATGGCGTGAACGACCACGGCGCCAGCATTCGCGGCATGACGCCGCGACACTCTGCACTTGCACCGTGGTCGAGCCCAGACTCGTCATAGGGAGCCACCCGCCTTCAGGGTCCTGACGAGCCCCGAATCCAGAAGCGGATCGGGCGCCCGTCAGGCAGTAAACACGTTCCTACAGGTCGGATCGGAGCACACGCGTTCGGTCGTGGCACCGGAGATGCCTGACTTGTGCATCTTCGTCTCGCGTCCGCACTTCGCGCACGGGAAGTGCGGGCTCTCATCGTTGGGTCCGCTCCGTGGAACTTCTTCGGGTGCTGGCTGCACTTTACGACACGTGGCGGACGAGCATATGCGTTCAGACTCGTCGTGCCGCGGCGCCTCCCCGTACGGTCTCGATTCCGCACCGCATTCGGGGCATGGAAAAGAAGCTTCGACGGGCACGACTTCGATAGAAGCCGCGACCACGTCGGTCATGTGTTGGCGATCGTTCGCCATCAGGTGATCCGGACGTTGTACGTCAGCTTGAGTTTGTCCGCCGTGGTCTTATTGACCGCGGTGAACACTGCGCGCATCAGACACGAGCCACCGGGGCTCGTATTCTGATTGAGCACGACGACTTCCTTGATGTTGGTCGCCGACTTCGAGCCAGCGCCCGACGGATAGCTGATGACGAGCTGAAACGTACGCGTGCCCGCGAGCAGCGTCTTCAAATCGACCGTGTTGATCGTGCCGGTCACGGGCGTCAGCACGTTGGTCTGGGCGCTTGAAGCGGCGCCCGAGCTGGTGCCGATGCGCATCTGATCCCAGTCGTTCGCGTTCAGGCCGCACGCCTGACGCCACGTCTGTTTCTTGCCCGAGTTCACGACCAAGTTGTGCGTGCGCGTACGCTGAATCACTTTCGGGCCATCGACGCCGTCGCGAATGACTTCGACGTCGACGTAACCGCCAAACTTACGACCTTCGAGAATGTCTTGAACGTTCATACCGTCTAGTCCTCCGCGGCGCGCCCGCTGAGTGCGCCCTCTATGAGTGTAACGTTGGCCCTGGCTTCAGCGAAAGCTTCGGGCGGTGAGTCATCAGGCAACAGCTCGACCACGCGCCGACACCATGCCAGCGCTTCATCCAACATGCCGAGGTCGCCGCAAACCATCGCCAAGCGCTGCGCCGGCAAGTATGAATAGAACGCGAGATCGATCCACCAAACTGTGATCGGCGGATCTCCAATCCCCGACGCAGCGATCGTGTAGAAGCGTCGCGCCTTTTCGAGTTCTTTGCCGAGATACGCGATGTCGCCGAGCCACAAGAAGTGCTCGCTGCGACTCCAATCGTCCCCCGTACAAGCGTGCAAGACGGCAGAAGCTTCTTTCAGCCGACTCTGAATCATCAGCTCTTTGGCCACGATCAGCCGAGCCTGGTACCTCTGAACTCCGTTGTTTGAGACGACGAGAAACTCTTGGAGGCGATCGAGCGCGCGCGAGACGTCGATGTCGCGCCACTCCTGGCCGAGATAGAAAAGACTCGCCTCGGACTTGCGCGACAACCAGTCGTCCAGTAGCGCGCTTCTGTTCTGGGCCTTGCGTTGTTTGGCGCGGCTCGCGCCCCGCTCATGGTGGCGATCGTGAAGCGTCTTGACTTGGCCCAAGACCACGCAAAACGTGCCTTCCGGGAAGTCGAGCACGTTGTGAACCGGGCGCTTGAACCGGATGTCGGGCGCGTTTTGAAACAACCACGGAAACGCCCACTGCTGTCCGTTGCCTTGGCGGAGCACGAAGCCCACGCGCGCGGCCTTTGGCAACACGGTGTCGAGCGCGCGCAGCACGTCATCGCCCGCGACAAGCCGTTCATGACCCTCGGTCATGAAGATCCAATCGCCGGTGCATTGGTCGATGCATTGGTTGCGAGCCCACGAAAAGTGGATCCCGTTCTCGCCCATGAACTCTTTGCACGCGCCGTTGCAGATCGGGCACTCGACGATTCGGTGACCCGCGGGCGGGCCCATGGGATCGCGCAAGAAAAATACTTTGTCCGCATACTGCGCGGCCACTTCCCAGGTGTTGTCTGTCGTGCGTGGATCCACTCCGACGATGAGCTCATCGGCGATCCCGCGCAGCGAAGCGAGCGTCGGTTCGAGGTCGTGGCCTTCGTCGCGCACGGGCAGCGTTGCCGACAAGCGAAAGCCCTTGTGTGCAAGGGCTCCGCACACGCCGAGCAAATAGGGCCCGAGCACTTCGACGCGCACGTCGTCGCCGAAATGGTCCTGCAGCTCGTTCTTGAACGTCATCGCGGTGAACTTGACCGTGTGCTGCGGCTCTTCGTCCGGGCCCAATCGGTTGTTCGGTACGCTGATAATCGCGCCGTACGGCTTCACGAACGCCATGCCCGCGAAGAGTTCAGCGCGCGTAGCGGCGGAGAGATGCTCCACGCATTCGGTCGACACGAACAGCGAGACGCCTTCGAACGCCGCCAAGAGATCATCGACTTCCAAGTCGAGACGCTTCGCGTTGACGCCGCGCGCGATGGCCGATTGAAGCGCGACCTCGCTGTTGTCGATCACGACAACGCTCTCGACGTTGGCGAGCGCGGACAACTGCTCCGCCAGCACGCCAAGTCCGCCGCCGATGTCCGCGATTCGCAGCGCTTCTATCGCCTTGATGCTGCCGACGATTCTGCTCGCACGTGCGTACACGCGCGCGAGCGCTTGCGTGCGCCACGTCTCTTCGTCTTCCTTCTGCCACAGCGCGTCCCACAGGTCCGCCGCGTTGTGCCGGCGCGCTTGCTCTTCGATCTCGTTTCTCAGTTCACGCTCGACGTATTGGGCGATGGCTTCGGCCATGATCCCTCGCTTTCGTATGCAATTGGGTTTGGTTACAGAACGCCGTTCCAAAGTGACTTTGCGATCGATTGCCAGCCGGGCCGATCGTCGATCTCCTCGACGGTCTCGCTCGCCTCGTCGTCTTGTGCTGCTGCGGCCTTCGTGACCGCGGCACTGTCTTTCGGCTGATAGCCGACGACTTGTTCGACCTCGGTCAGGGCGCTGAACTCGAATGTCCCGTCTTTGTTGCGGGCGTACGCCGCGGCGTAATAGCGCGAGCGCGAATATTCGTCGCCGTTGGTGGTGCTATTGTTGTAGACGTAGATGCTCAAAATGATCGACTTGGAAAAGATCTCGACGGGGTAGCAGCTCGCGTCTTTGGCCCCGAGGTTCAGTTTCTGCTTCGCCCACTTCGTGGCTGCTTCGCCGATTTTCCGCGCGTACATCCCGACGCTTTCGCCGGTCGCCAGCGCGATGTCTTTCTGCACGGCCACAAGTTGCGTTTGCTTTGGCTTCTCTTCAGGCATTGCGATGAGCTCCGGTCTTCAGTGCGTTGAATGTTTGCTTGCCGACCTTTTCGATCGTCACGCGCGAAGCTGGCTGCGAGGCGTGAGCCATCAGCGTCAGACACACATCGTCGGCGAAAAGCGTTACGCGCTCTCCGCCTTTGATCTTTCCATTCGGCTCGACCGCTTCGACGTGCACAAACACGCGACGAGCCCTCTGGGGGCGAGACACGGAATACTGCACGCCAATGTCTCGCCCCGCTGTCTCGCCGCATTGCTGGCAACGGCCCCGCACGCTGTGACGCTCGACCAACGACACTCCGTTGATCGTCGCCTGAAAGTCCTCGCGCGCGAGACGTGTCAGCCACAACTGCGCCTGATCCGAATCCGTCAGATCGATGGGGTGTGTTTGGCCGTCAGCTGTATGGATTTTCAGCACAACACCCCATCGAAGTGACTATTCGGGCTCGTTCGTCGTCGTAGGCGCCCCGAACGGGCCCGGAGATTGCCCCGGCAACGGGGTCGTGGGCGGCGGTGCGGCCGGCGCCGGCTTGCGACCGGCCCTGGATGCAGCGGGCGGCTTGAGAGGCGCACCGGCCACGCTGAACACCACACCGCGCGCCTTCAAGTGCGCCGCCTCGTCGTCGCTCACGACACACGTGCGACCCGGCGCGACGTGGATCGCTCCTACTACGGTTCGTCCGCAGTCAGCGGGGAAGTCGTCGATCTGCTGCAGCTGCGCGCTGGGTGAAAAGATGATGGTCGGCATGCGAATCCCTTTCAGTCGTCGTCTTCTTCTTCGTCGTCCGAGTCGTCTTCGTCGGGGGCTTGGGCGCCCAAGATGAGATCGATGATCTCGCGCTTGCTCGCCTTCTTCGGCACGTCCTTCAGCTTGAGCGGCAACTCTTGATCGTCTTTGATCAAGAGCAGCAAGTCGTCGCGCGACATCTTCTTCAGATCCACGCGCTCGTACGTGCCCTTGACCTCTGCCTCGGGCTCTTCTTCGTCTTCTTCCTCGGCGTCGTCGGCTTCGGGCAGATCGACTTCTTCGGGCTCGGCAGCCTTGGGCGTCGGAAGCTTGCCCTTGGTGACCGTGACCGCAAAGCCGGGCTGCGCGCGGTAGTAAGCCGCTTCTTCGGGGTTGGTCGTGGTGAACGAATCACCCTTTGCCATCGAGCGACCCTTGAAGCCCGTATGCGTCAAGGGCCCCTTCTTCTGTCGTTGCAGTGTGATCTTGGCTTGAAACATTTCTTGGGCCTCCTATGGCCAATCAAAACGCGCAGTGAGCTTAGTGGCGCGCCACAAGCAAGTTACCGGCTAGACGCCGAGGCCGATGTTCCGGACCTTGACGATCGCGGAGAGCTCTTCGAACTGGACGTCGACCTTGGACGTGATTGCGTACTGATTCACGCCCTTGTAGATGTCGCGGTCGCGCTCGATCCGGATCTCGCGACCGATGCCCACGATGAAGTTGTTTTGGTGCGTCAGGATGAGCTGCGGGCTCGAACGGTAGGTCACCTTCACGATGTCGCCGGAGCTGATCGCGCCGCCGATGCGTGTGATGGTTCCTGCCGCCGTGTCGACGCTGTAGTCGGTGCCCAAGATGTACGGCGCGGTCGGGACCTTTTCGAGCGCGTCGTCGTGCACCACGACGTCGGTGATGTTGGCGTTTTTCAGAGCGACGGCCGTCGTGCCGTTCAACTGCACGTGTTCGACGGTGAGCGGCTCGAACTCCCAGAGCGGAACGGGCACGGCTTGGATGCCGAACGGTCCAGGCGTACCGCCACCGCCACCGGCAGCGTTGTCACCGAGTGCGGTCGCGCGCGTGGAGAGTTTCTCCATGTAGAGCTGCCACAGATCCGGGCTCATGAACCATCGCAGTGCAGCACGGTTCCGACGGAACTTTGTCGGCATCGCACGAATCGCTTTGCTGAAGATCGACAGGCCCACGTTTGCGCCTTGCGCGTCGACCACGTTCGAGCCGTCGGCGAGCACAGACCAGCCGTCGCTGAGCGCGAGGTAGCTGTCTTTGATTTCGTCGTTCGAGCCGCCTTCGATCAGATCCGATTGCGGGATCGCGGGGCCGAGCTTGTTGCCGTTGAGGTAGAGATCTTCGAGGTCGTTGGCGAGCTGTGTCGCCATCAGACGAATGATCGTCTCTTCGACGTTGTCGCCCTCGATGTTCAGCTCTCGGAAGTTGTCGCCGATCTCGAACGGCACCATCAGCTCATGCGGCGTGATGGTGATCTTGCTGGTCGTGATGCCGCGGCGCACTTGCGGGTCGACGCCTTCGGCCTTGGGCACAGCGACGCGCTTGCCCACACCGATTTTGTCGATCTCCAAGTTTTCATTGCGGAAGCGCACGATCCGCGCGTTGTCCTTGAGCACGGTTTCGTCGATCACGAAATCGATGAATCGGTCGGACTGCGCGTCATTCAGTTTTCCGCCAGACGCGAGATCGTTGGCGACGATCGTGGCCTTTCTGACGAGCTCTTCGTTTGCGATTGCCATCTGTTGCTGTCTCCCTGTCTCGAAAGTTTCTTTTGAGGGCCTAGGTGTGATCGTCGTTCAACTACAGAACGCCGCTCCAAATGGAGCCGGACTTCTTGGTGGAGGTCTCCGTCCCGCCGTCGTTTTCGGCGCTGTTCGAGTCGACGCGGACCTTCTCGATCTTCTCGACGCGCGTGACGAGGCCGCCGACGGCCGTCGCCAAGCTCTTCAAGAGCGAAACGACTTCGCCCTCTTCGCCATCGGCCGACTTCAGCGTGCCGGTCATGGTCGGCTTCTTGGACGGCTTGGTCAGATCGTCGACCGAGCTCGGATTGCCGTGCGACTCGACAGCGGGCGTGTTGGCGTTGGGCGACGTGCCCGGAGTGCCCACGGCTTCGAGGACCAGCTTCAGGATCTCTTGCGCGCTCTGCAGCGCCTTGATCCGCTGCGGAGTAAACGCGGCTGCTTTCTGCACCGCCGTGGCGAGCCCGGCCATGGTGAGCGGCTCATCGGCCAAGAGCGCGTCGAGCTCGTCGTCTGCCTTGCTCTGCGCTGCCTTTGCCTTCTTGGTCTTCGTCTTCTTGCCGTCGTCTTCGTCGCCATCGTCGGCCTGCCCCTTGCCCGGCTTTTTCGGAGGGAACGGGAAGGCTTTCTTCAGCTTCGTCACGAGAAGCTTCGTCGTCTTCGGGTCGAGCCCGGCTTCTTCCAAGACGCTTTCCACGCTCACCGACTTCGCGGTCTCGGTCTCGTCGGTGTCTTCGTCGCCGTCGGCGGGCTCATCGCCATCGGCCGGCGCCTTAGTCTCTTTCTTCACGGCTACCAGGCCCGTGATCTTCGTGACGATGTCGTTGACGTGTGCCATCGCCTTCGCCACGTTGGCGTCGCCGCCCTCGGCGACTTCGAGCTCGACGGCTTCGGTTGCTTTCTTTGCAGCTGTGGCTCCCATGCTTAGACCCTCCTGATTTTTGATCACCAAAAAATCGACTTCGTTCGCCGGTGTGTCGACCAAGCTTACTTCTTGGGTGTCCAGACCAACGAATCTGCGCTTTGCCTGCTTCGGCATTGTGTTCGAGCTCCCTCTCACTCTTCGAGCTTCACGACCTTGGCTCGACCGCCGATGCTGAAGCCGCCGATCTTGCCGTCTTTGACTTTCTTCCAAATGTCCGCGTCGAGCACTTTGACTGTCATGATCCAAGAGCCCTGACGAACCGTCTTTGCGCCAAGCACGATCCCGTTTGGCGCGATGTAGCTTTCGACGAGCGCGAGCTTTCCCTTGGGGAAAGTCGAGTGCTGCACGCCGAGTTTCGTCGTTCGATTGAAGTTCTGAAGAAAGCCGTATGCGGCCTGCTTGATCACGTCGGCCGACATGATGTCGCCGTGCGCGTCGACCACTTCAGGTTGCAGCACAACCCCGCTGACGGTCTGTTCTTCGTCCGACGCCTTGAGGATCTCGATTTCGATCCGCTTTTCGACTGAACTCTGTTCAGAGTCTTCGTCTTCTGCATCGGCCTCGCACTCGGCCTGCCCGTCGTCCGGCGCCGGCTCGGCGGCCTCTGGCTCGGGCGAAACATGCTTTTCAGCGCGCTGCTTCTGCGCGCCTTTCGCGAGCGCGGCGATAGAGTCGAGGTGTCCTTGAATGTCCACGTCACGAGTTTATCGTGACGTGGTTGGCCTACTCGTTTTCGAGACTGTCGAAGTCCATCGACCCAAGCGAGATGTCGACCGTAGAACGGCACCTAAAATGGTACGGCGGCAGCGCCAAGCCGGCTTCGGCCAGCGCTTTGGTCCCGCCGTTGTCTCCGATCTCTTGGATCTCATCGGCCGACAACCACGGGTGCGCCGCGCGTACTGCAGCTGGCGACCTCGCGGCGCCCGTCTTCGCGATCTGCGCCTCGGCGTCAGACACCTGAAAGACTTTGCCGTTCATGTACTGACAGATGTCGGAGGTCCGCTCATCCATCGGGTTCACGATCTCGTATGCCGTGATCCCGATGTCAGAAAAACTTCGAATCTGTCCGCGTACGCGCGCGTTCGTCGTGGTGTTTGCTGCCAAGCCTTCGAAGTACTTGGCGTCCGTGCCTATGAATCCACTCGGCACAGAGACCTTGCCGAGCATTTCTTCGAGCGCCTTCGCGATGAATTTGCCGGCTTCGACCCGGCCCATGCCTTCGAGCATGGTCGGCGTCACCGCGATTCGAACTGCGTCTCGAACATTTTTCGCATAGTGAATGCCGATCCACAGCATCTGGTCGGCAGTCAGCTCTTCGAGCGCGTTTTCGTCGAGCAGATCGAACTTGGGCGAGACCTCGGGTATTTTTTTCTTGGCCTTGGCCAGCGGCGTGTCGAGCTCGGACAGATTGGGCACGACGTACTGCAGCGACGCCTTCGTCTTGCCCTTGGCCTTCTTCCAACCCGCCTTGCGCGCCAGCCTGTAGATGCTCGACAGCTCGGATGTCGCGCGTTCCTCCACGTCGCCGGCCCACTTCTTCATCACCGTGTCGACGGTGGCGCGCACCGCCTTTACGGTGCCCGCCTCCTTGTACGCCGAGGCCGCTTGCGCGCTCGCCTGCTTGGTACGCACGCGCCACTTGCCCAGCAAGTAGTCGCGCATGCGCATCTCATGGCGTGCGATTTGCGCGACCTCACTGATCATCAGCGCCTTGGCGATAGACACGTCCGACGTCACAAGCACATCGTGCAAGATGTCCAACTCACGCGAGCAGCACTCGCCTGACAACGCGTGATGCAGCGCGGCGCTTTTCACGCGCTCTCCGTCATTCGCTTACGCCAGATGATTTCTGCAGAGCGGTTGAGCGCCAAAAGACGCTTTGCGACTTCGATCACGCTTTCAGGATCGTTCTCGTCGAGATCTTCGAGGCCCAGCGAAGACAGGTCCAGCTCGTCGTTGTCGTCGATCAGGCCCAGCGCCTTGAGCGCCGTCACTTGCTGGCCAGGCTCAGTGGGCTGAGCTTGGTTTTTCACGGCCTCGGCCATGGTCATGCTGAACGGAACATCGGCCGGGAAGTCTGCGGCGAAGTTGGGCAAGTCAGCGCCCAAGATGTCTTCGAGCAAGAAGCGCGCGATGCGCGGCGTCATGCCGCCCGTCTTCTCTGAGCCGCCCAAGATCTTCACGAGCTGTGTGTTGTCGGTCGTGTTGGGCGTGTTCGACTTGAACTTGTGAAAGATCACTCCCATCTCTGGGAAGATCAACCGGTTCATCATCTCGTCGAACTCCATACGCTCGGGCGCAAACACTTGCTCGTCCGCAAGGCGCCGCGACGACTCGGCAGTTGAACGCGTGTAATCGCCCGCTCGGCCCACGAAGATCGGCGGCAAGCGAAACGAACGGCGGATCTTGTCCTGGTTGTTCGTGCTGTAGTTCTGAAAGAGCGCGTCGGCGTGCTGCTCTTTGGTCAGCGGCTTGACATCGATCTTCACTTGGCCGCCGTCCTCGCCCGCCGTGTCCTCGCCGGTGGGTTCGGCTTCGATGATCAAAAACTTGCTGTAGTTGTCCGAGCCCTGGATCTGTGACTCGACGAACGACTCGATACGATCGACGGTGCCTTGCGTCAGCTGCCCGTTCGAAACGGCGACAACCATCGACGGGATGTTGTTGTTCTTGAACGTGATCCAGTTGATTTCCTCGGCCGCGCGGTCGCCAAAGATCGACAGCAAATTGCCGATGAACCGTGGCAGCCCGTAAGGGCTGCGCGGGCTGTAGAGCTTCAGGTGAAGGACTTCACTCGCTCGATCCTTCAGGTCGATGCGCTTGCGCTCGCCGCCCTCGCCATCGTGCTCGCCACTGCTCTTCGAGTACGCGCGCGGATCGCCGAACTCCTTGAACCACACGACCTTGTGGCCTGTGATCGACGACGTCGTGCGACCTTGCTGAATCGTGCGGCTCTGCACAAACGTGCGAAACCGGCGCATGACACGCTGCTCCTTCACGACCACGCTACCATCCGGCTGCAGCTCCAAGATTTTTCGCGTAACTTCGACCGCTTCGTCCTCCATCTTGCCCAGACGCATTTGATAGCTCGGCAAGTGCGTAAAGCCCTGGACCTCACCCGCTGCGTTGCGAATGACCTCGTAGTACGCGTTGCCGGTCGTTTCGAGATCCTTGCGCAAGCGCCGACGAAACTGAACGAAACTTTCGGTCGTGCAGTAGGTGAAAAAGTTCGTGAGCCGCACCTTTTCGGCGCGCGCGCCATCGAGCGCCTTGCGCTGCTCCGGGGTCAGATCTCCCTTGGTGTCCGACGCCTGATCGTCTTCGATTTTGGTGACGTCATCGAGCCGCAGTCTCGACACGAAGCGATGTCCGGTCGCTTCGATGTTCATCTCCATGGCCTCGACGCACTGAAACATCTCGGAGCTGTTTTCGGGTAGCATCGCGAGCGTCAGCATGTCGAACGGCGGCATGATGATCCGGCCCTTGTGGCCGAGCGCGTTGAATGGCTCTTCGGCCAGCGCTTCCGACTTGCCCGGATCTTCTTTCGATTCTGTCAGGCCGTTCGCTCCGCCGTTCTTGCGAACGTCGATCACCAGCGCGCGCACCTGACGTAGCGCTTTGTGGTTGGCCGCGTTGGCAGCTCCCGACGCGGAGCGCTGCGCAGACAGTGGAATAGCGGTAGCTGCGTTGTCGATTCGCATAGTCAAATGACTCCCGGTTCTTTTCTGGCGCTGCCACGGCGCCGCATTTTGCTGGTGGTGACGGCGAGGTCGAGTGCGTCAAAAAGATCTTTGTACTTGTGGTTCGGAAAGAGCACGAGATGTTCGATCAGAAGCGCCTGCGAGCCCTTGCGGAAGAACATGCGTTTGTCTTCGAAAAGAGCCGACAATTTCCACGCGCGCGTGATCTTGTCCTTGTCCGTTTGAACGCGCTTCAAACGGAGATCCTTGTCGACCTCTTTCAGCGTTTGGTACTGAGCCGCCTGGTACTGATTGGTTTCAATGCCACAGCGGATCGGCTTCCAGCGCCGATAGTATTCGACGATCTTTTTCGTCTGTGCGCTGAAGCGCAACTGATCTTCAAAGTAGTCGAGCACGTAGTAGCCACTACGATCCTTGGTGACGCCGATCACGACGATCGCGAACTTGTCGGCTTTCTCGTCTTCACTGATCGCCAGATCCACGCCCATGAAGACGCGAAGCGTCTTCGGGTCCGGCCACACGTCATCTGAGAGCTGCTGACAGTAGTCGTACTGAAAGATCTCTCCCTTCATCGCCTCGGTGTCGCACTGATACTGAGCATTGAAAATGATCAGGCCGGCGCGCTTGCGCCGTTCGAGGAACCACTTCGCGGGGTACTTCTTCGGCCACGGGCTTCGGCCCTTCTCGTCGAGCGCCGGGATAACTTGGTGGTGCTTCTTGAGCTCGCTTTTGATCAGGTGACCGTACAGATCGTCGTAGTGGTAGCGCGTCCCGAGCATGTGGTGCTCGCCGCGGTGCGGCACGTTTTCGTCGGGCGGCTCAAGCGTCGGCATGAGCGTGTTGTAAAACCACTTCTGCGTCTTCTCGCGCTGCAACTTCGTGCGGCTGTTGTCTTCGTCGACCAAGTCGTCCGAGATGATCACGTCGTAGTGCTTCGACACGACCGTGCCTTCGACACCGACGCACGTGACAGAAGCTTCTTTCGCGACAATCGTGCGCGGCAACACCTCAATCTCGCGCTCGTCCCACTTGCCAACGCGCTTCGAGTCATAGTAGCGCCCGAAGATCTCCTGCAGGCGCGTGTTCGTTTCGAAGTGCGACTTGATGTTCTTCAAGAAGCCGCACGCGTTCTGCAACGTCTTCGATGCTATCAAGATCCGTAGATTCGGATTCTTGAGTAGAAGGTGAATGACTTTCACCTCAGTGCACGTCGTCGACTTGCCCGCGCCGCGGAAGCAAAGCTGCAAGCTTTCGCCGTGCTCGAACTGAAACTGCATCATCGCGAGGTGAAATGGCTCGACCTGCAGTCCGAGCACTTCAGTCGCCAAGATGTCGATCCGGTCGTTGTTGATGACCTGATCGCGAATCCAGTCGTTCCGGAGCTTGTAGGAGTTCTCGTAGAAGTCGATCAGCTGCGCACGGTCTGCCCGCCGAAGTTGTTTCGGC